GTTACAGCACACAAGTACACAGCAACCTAATCAGTTGATGAGTATTAACAAGACCCCAATGGGGTCTTGTTTTATAAAGGCATCGTTGGTGCCTTTATAAAACAAGTGAGGTGTATATGGCAACAAATTTAATTACAAAGGCTGAATACAAAGCTTACGCAGGGTTAAACAGCACAAATCAAGATGTAGAAATTGATTTATTGATTACAAAAGTTTCGGAACTAGTAAAAACTTATTGTCGCAGAACATTCGTAGATTATTACGACGAAGCAAAAACAGAAGTTTTTAGTGGCGGTTTTAACCAATTATTGTTAAAAGAAACACCAGTAGTAAATATTCTATCAGTTAATTATAGTGCTAACTACGGGCAAACGTATACTAAATTAACAAAATTTACAGATTGGGTACAGGATGGCGATAGCGTAATGGCTATTAATCCTAATGGATTTACAAAACAAATTAATGGTTATAAAGTAATTTATTTTGCAGGATACGAAACAGTACCTGCTGATTTAACACTTGCAGTTATGGACTTAATAACTTATTACAGAAACCATGATGTATCTATACACAGTACTAAAAATCCTGGGTCTAATCAAGTACAAATTGAATATATTTCAACTACTAGTTTACCTGCCCATATTAAGCGTATTCTAGATCTTTATGTGGCAGACTATACATGAAAAGTCCTTCTCTAGTTGGTGATTATATACGAAAAGTATTTACAAAAAATACTCGTCAAGTTATTGATATACAACCACACTTTGTGCCATTAAACTTAGATGCCTTAGAGATTACATTAAAACACGTTTTAGCACAATCTAAAAAAGATGTAGCTGAAGACGAAAAAGATAGTTATGCAAATAGAATTATTGCATTAAAAGATTTTCGTGAAAATATTTTAAATTATGTTGAGCAAAAACATAAAAATAAGGTTGTGTTACAAGGTAACACAGTAATAATTAATGGTGACCCAAAAGCATCATTAGCATATATTGCACAATATACGCCCGCTGTAGTATATCAAGGATCAAAGTCTAAAGAAAATATTATAGGTGTACTATACAGAAACTATAATGCAGTAGGTACTGGACTATTTTCTACTTATTTAAATAAAGAGTTATCTAAATTTTTAAAAACCACTATTTATGATGAAGCCACTAAAAAAGGTTTTAATTATAAAAAAGGTTTTGACATTGGTCACATATTTGATCCAAGTAAAAATAGTTCGGCAGTAACGCCATTAGCACAAAAACTTGGTGTAGTTGTACAAGAATTAAATAAATTAAGTTCTGGTAGTTTTAATATTCCTGGTGTAACAGATGCTTACGTTAAAGGTAACAAACAAGCAATAACTGAATTAAAAGCAAAAGTTGATAGGGCTTTTCAAGCATTTGCTAGTAGAAGTCATTATGGGCCTAGAGTTCATGCTACACTAACAAAAGAATGTAGTGATTTTCTACTTAGTGTAAAAGCTAATATTGTTGTTATACAAGACAGATATGAAAATCAATATCAGTATGGCTCTTTAGTAGAAAGTTTAGCTGAAAAAGAAATGAGAGACTTATTGGCAACAGTATATCACTCAAAAAGTATTGTTGAAGAAATGGGGACTAGAATTGCACACGCCATGAAAACTGGCGGTTCAACAGCTCCTTCAAAATCCAAAAGGGTTTTATCTGAAATACAGATTGACCAAAAACTAAAAGTCTCCACTACTAGTCCTGTAGGTTCTACTACACAAATAAGTAGTAATGTAGCACCTGGCGGCAATACTGCTGGTATTAGTTTAGTAAATTTACAACAACTGATTAATACTCATTTACAAGATGTAATTAGTGCTAACATGGGTAATGGGACTAGCCGAAATATTTTAAACTACAGAACAGGTAGATTTGCTAGTAGTGTAAAGGTAGAAAGAATGTCTGAAAGTAGACAAGGTATGATTACCGCTTTTTACAGTTATATGAAACACCCTTATGCAACATTTAGTGCAGGCGGAGCACAAGAACAACCAAAGTCACGTGATCCTAAACTACTAATTTCAAAATCTATTCGTGAAATAGTTGGACAACAAGTAGCCAACAGATTAAGGTCCGTAGTAGTATGAGTAAAAGACAATCAATAGTAACTGCCCTTTCTGATAAATTTAAAACAATTGACGGAACTGGTAGTTACAATTTAAATATTTTTGGAAACAGTTATCCAAAACTAAAATTCTGGGACGAAGTCCAAGACTTTCCCAGCGTATATGTATCAGCAGGAACAGGCTATAGAGAATATTTACCTAGCAACTTTATTTGGCAATATTTAAACGTTAGTATTAAATTATACACTCGTGGTGAAGAAGACTGCTTAACACAATTAGAACAGCTAATCGAAGACGTAACAACGTGTATCGATGCAAACAGAGTTTTAGTCTTTGACCAAGAAAAAAACTTAAGTACGACTGAGATTTTGGTTCAGTCAATAATTACTGACGAAGGACTACTAAGACCTTACGGAGTCGGTGAAATCAATGCCCTGGTGCGTTATGCACTATAATAGTCAAACAAGTATCAATACAGATAAATGTCTCGTAGGTATACTAATAGACTACCTAAAATAAAGAAGGAATAATTATGGCAATTAATCTAATTCGTAATAGTAGAGTTTTCTTTACTACTAATTTAGATGGTAATAACCGTGTTAGAGTAGGTACCGCAGCAGGTTCTAATCTTTACAACAATAGCTACCCATTTTCAGCAACTAATACTTATGAGATTCAAGTTCTTGAAGGTATGAGTTTTAGCCAAAGTACAGCTCAAGATACAGTTACATTAAATGAAGCAGGTGCTACACCAGCCCGTGGTCAACGTAGTTTTAATACTTCGCTACAACCAGCAGACTTTACATTCTCAACTTATATTCGCCCATTTAAAAATGGAGCCAGTTCACCAGTAGGTTTAATTCAGTGTGAAGAAAAGTATTTATGGAATGCTTTTTCTAGTCCAACTGCAACCTCAGGTGCTACAACCACAGGTGCTGGATGGCAAGAAAGTACAACACAAGCACAAGTAACTTTTGCAAATAGTGATAAACACCAACTACAAGCGTTTGGTTTAATTATTGTTTTCAGTGATGGTGCTTATGTTATTGATAACTGCGCTTTAGATACAGCTACTGTTGATTTTGGACTAGATGCAATTGGTGCAATTCAATGGGCAGGTAAAGGAACACAAGTTCGTGCCCTAGAAAACTTTAGTATTGATCCTGCATTAAGTACACCTACATTTATTGGTACAGATGTTAATAGTTCTGCAGTTACAGAAACTGTAACAGTTACATTTACAACTATTGCTAACAATGCTACTGCTGTTGTTGGTGGTTTAACATTTACTAATACTAGCGGCTCTACATTAACAGCTACTCAAGCTGCTACTGTTTTTGCAAATATTGCTCCAGGTGCTACTAGTACTTCATATGGTGCAAGTTTTGGTACATTTAGTGGTACATTTGGACAGTTTAGCGGTGGATCAGTTAGTGGTGGATCTAGTAACCAGGTAGCATTTACAGCAAATGTGCCGTACGCTAACGTTACTGACTTAACTGCTTCAGCTGCAGCTACTGCAGGTACAATTACACAAGGTACTTCTGGTTCTGCAACTACAAACGTAGCAGCAGCTAAAAATACTTATGCTAAGTATATTGCTAACAAGTTAAGTACTCTATCTATTCAGCAAGCTGGTAGTACAGGTAGCCAGGCTTATTCAGTAGCACTAACAGGCGGTTCAATTACATTGTCAAATAACTTGACATATTTAACACCAGCTAACTTAGGAACTGTTAACTTACCTATTACCTATTTTACAGGTACACGTTCAGTTACAGGAACTATTACTGCTTATCTTAAAACTGGTTTAGATGCATCTAATGTACCACAGAGTGCCAAGATGTTAAAAAGCTTGCTAGATAACAGTGCAACTGCTATTGACCCACAGTATGCAATTACAGTTTCACTAGGTGGAAGCAGTGCTACAACTAAGGTAGACTTTGCATTACCTAGCGCTATGTTACAGATTCCTGCAATTAATACAGAACAAGTTATTTCAACAACAATTAACTTTACTGGTCAAGGTTCTGCTAATAACGCTTTCGATATTACTAAGAACAACGAGTTGACAATTACATATAGCGCAGCAAGCTAAAAGTTTAGCTGCAAATGTTCGCGGCAAGTGCGGGGTTGATCTCCCGCACTTCTTTTAATTTTTTAAAATAAATAAAACAAGGATAACCATGGCCAATAATGAAGCCGTTAGCTTAAAAGCACTTCTAGTGCCTTCTAAGACTGTAGAAGTAGAATACCCAGGATGCCCAGACTTTTTAGTAAAGTTGGGATTCATTAGTAGAGAAAGCCTAATCAATTTACGTAAGCGTTCTACTAAAACACAATTCAAAGGTCGCCAAACAAATGAAGAGTTCAATGAAGATTTATTCTTAGAACTTTACTGTGAAGCAGCAATCTTAGGTTGGAAAGGGTTAAAATTTAAGTATGTTAATCAGCTAGTACCTGTTGATGTTAGTAAATATGATCCAGAAGATGAGTTGGGCTATTCAAAAGAAAATGCCTTAATGTTAATGAAAAATAGTTCAGACTTTGACAATTTTATTAGTGGTTATGTGAATGACCTGGGAAACTTCAACAAGAGCAGTTAATTGAATTAAGAGATCAGATTACTAGTTACATGCAAAATAGTAACATAGGCATGACCAAAGATCAGTATTTAGAAATGTGCGAACAACTAGGTACAACTCCAGATCCAAAAGAAATGCCTGTTGAGTATGAAGATTTCTATATTGAAGTACAACTTGCTCTAAACATATATGGCGTACTTAGAGATGAGTGGGAATATATGGCCGGAAATTATCTTGGCAAAAATCTAAACGGAATTTTAGATTTATTTACACTATACGAAATAGAACAACAAGATAAAAGATTTTATTTAGAATTAATTCATATTATAGACTCTATTAGAATTGAAGAAATTAGAAAGTCTAAAGCAACTCAAAAACCCGCTACCTAAAACTAGCGGGTTTTTTATTGCTTAAAATTTTTTGGTTTGACAAAGAAGCCCTATAGTGATATAATGTTACTTAATATCCACGGATATATAAATTTTACTCCTAGGAGAGTGTATGGCCGGACAAACATATAATATAGATTTACAAGCTACTGATAGTACTGGATCTATGAAACAGCGTACTAAAGACGCTAAAGAACATAACCATGAGCTGACAAAAACTCAGCAGCTTTTGAAACAACAAAGTTCAGGCGGCTCTAGGGTAGCCAGTGCTGAATATGGTATTATGCGTGCTACTGGCGCAGGAACTGGTGCGGCCGGTCGTGACTTTGCCAAAGAATCACAGGGGTTAAGTGGATTAGTTAGATTATACGCTATTTATGCTGCTAATATATTTGCTGCAGAAGCTGCTTTTCGCGCATTAAGTAATGCAGCTGATACCAGCAACATGATCAAAGGGTTAGATCAATTAGGTGCTTATAGTGGAGTTGCATTAGGACAGCTTGCTAAAAACTTGGCAAGAGTTAGTGATGGTGCACTTTCTATGCGTGAGAGTATGGAAGCTGTTGCACAAGCAAGTACTGCTGGTTTAAATCCTAAACAAATTATGGATTTAGGTAAAATAGCAAAAACTACATCCCAGGCATTAGGCAGAGATATGTCTGATTCTTTAAATCGTTTAACCCGCGGTGTAGTTAAACTAGAACCTGAATTATTAGACGAATTAGGACTATTTACTAAAATTGGTCCAGCAACAGAAAAGTATGCATTAAGTGTTGGAAAAACCGCTAGTCAGCTAACAGACTTTGAAAAACGCCAAGCGTTTGCTAATGCTGTAATTACAGAAGGTTTAGATAAATTTAGCAAACTACAGATAGATGTTAACCCTTACCAAAAATTATTGGGCACACTAAAAGATTTATCATTTAGTGCCTTAGATTTTTTAAATACAGGATTAAAGCCATTAGTAACTATACTAGCAAGTAATCCAAACGCATTAAGTGCAATACTTGCAGGTATTGGCATGATGATGATTAAACAAGCAATACCTGCAGTTGGTCAATATAGAAAAAGTTTGCAAGATTTAACAGTAGAATCAGCCAAACAAGCGCAAATTAGAGTTCAAAATACAAGAGACTCACTGGCAAAAGAAGTAGCTGCACGTAGACAAGCTGCTGATAATATGGCACAAGCTGCACATGATCAATTTGAAAAAACTAGTGATAAACTAGAAGCTAGCCGAGTAGCGTTAGGTAAAAAATTTGGTAGTTCTTCCATGACTGGTTTAGACATAGCTACAAAACCTATTCATGACATTACTGACGCTGACTTAGCTAAACTAGATAAACTAGGTGCAAAACAAACTAATGTTAGTCATCTATACAAAGATTTAGCAGCCAATGTTAGAGCATATAGAGATGAAGAGGCTAAATATAATCAAGTAGTTAGTGATGGAGAAAAGACATTAAATGCTAAAGCTAGATGGTGGCAAACTGCAGGCCAACTAGAAATTGATACACAAAATAAATTACAAAAGTCTAGAAATCAAGATATTGTTTCACAAGCTAATTTAACTGGCAGTACTAGAGGATTAGGTGTAGCATTTAAAGAACTATGGTCTTCAATTGCAGAAGCTCGTAAAGGAGATACTACACGTGTTTTTGATGAGCTAAACGACAAAGGCGATAAAACTGGAAATACTATAACTGCAACAGTTAAAAAGATGAGTTTATTTAGTGCTGCTGGTAACCTACTTAAGGGTACTTTTATGGCAGTTACTGGTGCTATAGGTACAGCACTGGCAGTTGCAGCACCTTGGTTAGAAATTATTGGTTTAATAGCTGTCGCAATCGGTGTACTAGACGGCTTTATGGATAAAACCAAAGCAACTGTTAAAGAATTTACCTCTAGCCAAGAATCTTTAACTGCAGCTAGTAAAAACTATATGG